TGCAACCCATCTTGTTCTGTATCACAAACATATTTTGCGCTTTTTGTGTCTTCAATTTTTTTCACATTTTCTTCTGAAAAAAGAACAGGTTCATTCAATAATTTCATATTTATTATCCGATCATTTATAGTTGTATCACAATACCGAATCAATCATGTAGTGTCAACTATTTTCTTCTATATTGTTGCTCAGCAGTTCAATTTCTGCAACTGCGTGTTTAATGCCGCGATAACTGTACGCCAAATTTTTGCTGATGTCTTTTTGGTTTCTAACTTCTTGCTCCAATTCTTTAATTTTTTTACGATGAACAAGATATTCATCACGATATGTTTGCACTTTTTTGTCAACTGCATTTTCATACAAATCTTTATTATGGTTAGCAATTTTTTTCAAATACAAAATTCTTTCATATGCCTCTTTCAAAAGTTTTGCTTCGGTGACTTTACCAGCTTGCACAAGCCAGATTCCATCTTCTGCTTGGTAGTTTTTCTTGATTCGGTCTTCTACTGGTGGTTTTGTTTTGGTCACAATAATTTTCCTTTCTAAATGATTCGGGTGACCATATCAAGTAAAATAAATGAAGTCAACTATAAAATGGGTTTCCAAAATTTTGATAAAAACAATAAATACCATTAAGAAATCCAAAGGAGAATAAAATATGGCTATTCTAACTAATATGAGCGTCCCTGTTGAAGGAGGCAATACCCCTCTTCTTATGCCAAAACTACAAAATAGATTTCGTGTAACGTTTGATGGTCTAGATGACGGTAATCTCGTGACAGGAAATGTTGTGAGTGTTACGAGACCCACCTTGACATTTGACGAGGTTACACTTGAAGTATACAATTCACGAGTAAAATTACCAGGAAAACATGCATGGAGTGATGTTACTTTGGTTATAAGAGACGATATTTCTGGGAACGTTGTAAAGCAATTAGACAGACAATTAAATAAACAAATTGATATGGCAGCGCAAAGCACGGCTAGATCAGGAAGTTTATTCAAATTTAACACAAAAATAGAGACTTTAGATGGATCAAATGGTTCTTCTGTTAATTCTATAGACACATGGGTATTATCCGGCTCATTTATTCAAAATATTGAATATGGAAATAATGATTATTCGACATCTGATGCAGTTCAGATAAGTGTAACTATTAGATATGATAGTGCTTCGCACGTTGACATCCTAGAGGCAGACGGCGATACGCTTAGTGGACAGTTTGTTAATAATATACCTAACGCAGAAACTGCTACAAACTCTGGAAGCGAAGAATAAGGCTAATTTTTAAATTATGTCTATTACTATAGCCAATCAGTTTTACGGAACGATGAAAGAAGGGGGGTCCAATGATATTGGTCCCCGCCAAAAATTCAAGTTCAGTGTTGAATTTAATAATATTATAAACTCTAGCGGAAATCAACTGCCGTTTCCGGCATTAAGTGTCCAGCTTCCTGAAATATCAGTAGAATCTAAAGTTGTTCAAAAATACAACGTTAGACGTGTTGTTCAGCAAAAAGCTAATTATGGACAATGTGTCTTTACTTTAATTGATACATTTGATAATCGTTTCACCGATGGCATATATCTTCCATACATGCAAAAATACTACAATGCAGGAAAAGGGATAACTTCGGGCGGCGAAACTGAAATATCTCAACGGATTTCTGAAAATTTTGGATACAATACTCCTACAGACCAAACACGTTTAGCCATTGAAAAAATAATAATAAAAATGGACGGTGGCCCAACTACAAAAACATATACCCTGCATGGGTGTTTTATCACATCAATATCAAATGACACGGTTGATTATAGTGACAGTCAGCCAGTGACATATACGGTAACAATACAACCAGAATTCATCACTATCGGCACACCTAGAAGCTTGGCAAATACCGAATCGGCGGAGCAAGTTGGCACGGATTCTTTATATGAAGACAATGGATCGGTAATTCAGAATAGCACATTTGGTATACCTACTATTTCTAGTATCCCCCAGCTAGATGTATCAGAAGTTAATATAGATGATTTGCCTTTTACATCAAATTTCCCTGATCCAGAAATAAACACACAATTGCCACAATTGCCTAATCCGGATAGTTCATTAGATAATTACCAATACTTAGCATCTGAACCAATAACTTCGTTTGATACTCTTGCTGCAAGTAGAATTTCAGCAATGTTGAATGACGAAGAAAATAACTTAGATGAGCATGTAAAATATAAAATTGTCGAAAAAACCTTGAAAGACAAATATGATTTGTCTAAGATTGATACGATAGCTACCGTTTATATTTTACAACATGAATTTGGGACTTCCAATACAACACAAGAATATTCGGACAAAGCGTATACCATACTGGTAAATACGTATGGACTTTCTGCAACTGATTCTTATTTGGAAAAATATGGAATTTCTGGGAATAATACTTATTTGGAAAATTATTGAATCCCATCGGAATAAAATATCTTCCTATAAATACTATCATATAGGAGTATATTATGTCAAAATACTACCAAGGTTATTATACACTAATAAACCCAGAAAAATATTTAGGAAAAAGTACTCCGTATTTTCGGTCATCTTGGGAAAAGCATGTCATGAAAATTTTTGATGAGCACCCTAGTGTTACTGGGTGGGCAAGCGAGATCGTTAGGATACAATATAGAAATCCGTTAACACAAAAAATGACGACATATGTTCCCGATTTTTTTGTCATATACACGGATGCTAATGGAAATAAAAATGCAGAAATAATAGAAGTCAAGCCATCAACTCAAATTTTAGGAAATAGTAAACGAAAGCGTGACAAAGCTGCTGCTATCGTAAATGAAGAAAAGTGGAAAATGGCAAAACTATGGTGTGATAAAGAGGGTTTAAACTTTCGTGTAATTACAGAACATGAAATTTTTAGGTCTCCTAAAAAAGGATAAATTATGAAAAAATTAGAAGAAATATTAAATTTGCCTAGAATAGAAGAAGTAGAAGATTTTTCTATTGAAATCATTGATGATAATGAAGAAGATGTTTATGAAATGGAAGATTTGCAAAAGATTTTAACAGAGGTAGATAAGATAGATCGTTCTCTTGGCACGGTCCGAGGGTTAGAAACCTTAGACAGCGAAATGGATGCGCTTGCTGAAAAATCAATGAATGCATTTGAAAAGCTTATAAAAATGGGAGAACAGGTTGAAGATAAAAATGTTGCTCCTATATATGATGCTGCTTCAAAATTAATGAATAATGCAATAAGTGCTAAACAATCAAAAATGGATAGAAAATTAAAAGCGATACAATTACAAATTCAAAAAGCCAAAGTTGATTTTGAAAACAGAAAGCTTGATCAGAAAATAAAAGAAAGAAGAGATCGTGGCGATGATGCTAGGCCAATTGAAGGCACCGCAGAGACAATTCAAGTCAATAGAACAGAACTACTTAGACAAATCATAGAAAAAACAATAAATACATCAAAAGAGGATTAACCCATGAAAAGATTGCATCATTACCTAATGGAAAGTCAAAAAACACATGAGTTTCGTTTAAAAACCATCGTTGAATTATCTGATGAACAATTAGATAAAATGGAAACGCATTTGAGAAAATACGAAGCTTTTGATATTGAAACTCCAAAAAGAACTATATTACAAACTGCTCCTTTAGAATTTTATAATAAAGGAGCATGCGAAGTTTATATAATTGATTTTAACACAAAACTTCCAATGTCACCCGCCGTGTTGATAAACGAGTTGGTATCTAAACTTGGCATAGCCGAAGGCGACATCCGTGTGAGGAACCGTGCCGAACCTGCCGAGGAAATAGATGAAAAACATCGTGAAGAAAATACGGAAGGATACGAAACACCAGAAGCAAAATCATTGCTAATGGACCCAGATTATTCTGAATTTGAAAATCCAAATGCAGATGATTTCCATGGAGAAGTTCATAAAACTAAATTTATGAAAGAGTTGGAAACGGCAAGAAAATCTCTTGCTACAGAATACAAAATAAAGTAACAGGAGAAAATAAAATGCCAATGTCAATAAATATAAATGCAGATTCTTTAGAAGAATTAAAAAAATTATCAGGGATTTTAAATTCTGCTGATATGACGAACACTATTAACGAGCCAATGAGCGATTCGGAAGACAGTTCTTGTGGCTGTGGTGATATAGAATCTGAAATGCCAAGCGATAATCCCATGAAAGATATATTAGCAAAAATGCGCGATATAGATGGTGCGGAAAATGTAAAAATTGTTGGAGAAGAAGACCAGATTGAAGAAGAATGGGCAAATAGTACAGATCATTTTGACGGAGAAGAACGTGAAATGGAACAACCATCTGGGGAAATAGTAGACACTAGCCTTCGCCGCCATCTTGGTGCAAAAGGAAGCCATGTAACCGTTGATGAAAGCGGTCATACCATGCAAAGCATGACAGAATCATATGAAAAATTCAAGGGCGAAGATGAAGAAAAAGTAGAAGAATTAAAAGAAGAAGACGAAGATGATACCGAAACAGATGAAGAAAAAGTAGAAGAATTAAAAGAAGAAGACGAAGATGATACCGAAACAGATGAAGAAAAAGTAGAAGAATCCGCATCTTTCATATATACTTTAAAAATGATGGCTGGTATTAAATAAATTAAGAATTAAAAA